AAACACATGGTGGCCGTCATGTGCCTGAATCTGACCTACAGGAAACACGTCAAGATAATCTTACCAAAACTTTTTGCGAGGTATCCCAATCCCCAAGCGTACCTGCGTGGCAGACTGAAGACACAACAGGAGATGTTGCGACCCCTGGGCATGTGGGAGGTGCGGTCCAAGAGAATAAGAAAAATGACCGAACAGTACCTCACATGGGACCGACGGGAGGCCAGCGACCTACACGGCATAGGCAAGTATGGATCGGACAGTTACCAAATATTCTTCCACGATCACATACCACCCAACGTCGAGGACAAGGAACTGAAGAAATACATTGACAAACTCCTAGGATAGTTTATAATAGTGATATGTTTGAAAAATACAAAGATGGAGATCTTATCACTCTTAAACTGGCTTCAGGAGAAGAAGTCATTGCAACTTACAAAGGCGGAGCGGACTCTTACATCAGTATAGAGAAAGCACTTGTGCTGATGAACGGACCACAGGGTCTTGCATTTGGTACATTTTTCTCCACTGCCAATCAAGTTGAAAAGATAGACATATCCAAGACACACGTGATATCCATCGCAATGGTCAACGACAAGATCGAGGACGAGTACAAGAGGATATTCTCCAAAGTGGTCGTGCCTGACAAACCAAAGATCATCGTATAATGTCACACTTCGGGAAACACAGCAAGAGCATAGAGACCTTGATAGATGTCACGGAAGCCATGCTACATGTGATGGAAGACAAAGGTATAGATCCAGAGAAAGTGTCCAAGAGCACCGAGTTCTCCGTGCTGATACATTTTTTAAAGAGCATCATAGATGGCGAGTTAAATATCCCAAACGAACTCACTGACACAATCAGGGAAAAATCCGCAGAATTTGGATTTGAAATGGACAACATAAAAAAAAGGTTAAACTGATGGCATACTACTCGACTAAAACATACGGACACAACATAGGCTTGGCCTGTGTGTTCAGACAACCCAACGCAGATCACTCACACTGTCACCTGTTACACGGATACAGTTTACAATTCAAATTCACATTTGGATGTGAGAAACTAGACGATAAAAATTGGGCAGTGGACTTTGGTGGACTCAAACCTTTGAAGAAGTGGCTGGAGGATCAGTTCGATCATAAACTTGCATTGGACATGACGGACCCACATCTCGAGAAGTTCAAGGAACTGGAGAAATTGGACCTAGCTGAGATCAGATTGTTTGACGGTGTGGGCACAGAGAAGTTTGCCGAACACGCCTTCAACTTCGCGAACAATCTAATAACAGTCAAGACAGATGGAAGATGTTGGGTGGAGAGTGTGGAATGTGCAGAACACGGAGCAAACAGTGCCATCTACACTAGAAGATAAAATCCTAATAGACTACAACGGTAAAAAAGTCAAAGTTGACATATACAGCACACCATTAGGCAAAAGATTCATAGAAGCACTTCGAGACAATCTCAAACAAAAGAGGGTGCTTGAAAAGAATTTCTGTTTCCTGGGATGGGCAGACTCTAAAAGAAATCTAAATTTTTTGTGCAGAGAATTGAACAAAAATATTGAACAAATTAATTCGTTTAATTTTGATCCTCCTTACCAAAAAATAGAGCCATTTGTCTCGGATGATTTTCAATACAGCAGAAATTTACCAGTGGGCAATGCCCTGGATGGTGATATAAAAAAAACATTGGGGCTGAGATTAAAACACGAGGCTTGTAATCTACTACATAGATATTTTGAGGACCTGCAGGGCACCGCATGGCAACTTTCCCTGTACTACAAACAGTCCGACCACGAAACCAAATATGCTATTAGACAACTGAACAACCTATGTCACGAAATAGAGAGTTGGGTTGAAGCTTATAGGAAAAAAGTGATAGAACCAGAATGGATACGTCCTGCTCAGATAACAACATTCCTGAATGCACCTAGATATGATTTGCATCATGAGGATTATGAGTTGTTTAAGGAAAATAGATATAAAAGAGAGTTCGGAGGTGTTTATCTTCACTGGAGCCAGATCGGCAAAACATTATATGAAGTGTTCAGAGACGAACATGCACCTAAAATGACAGAAGCGTTATGTTCGGCGATAAATCATCAAAAATATTATTCAGGTGAATTTGATATAGAATGGGGAGATACTATAACAGAAGAAACGCATGATTTTAAAAAAGAAGAAATGAATAATTTTAGAAAATGGCTAGAAGAGAACAAATATAACTGGGAAGATCCTAAACTGGCTCTAGGGTATATCAAGATAGGACAAGTAGACCTAGAGACATCTTTTCAGAATTGTTCTTTCACTAAGATCTATGACATCATGAAAGACCATTTAAATATAAAGAATATTACAATTAGAGGTAATGATATTCATAGCTGTGACTTTCCATACACGTTAGAAAGCAAGGACTGGAAACAAATACAGATGGAGGGATTGAAGAGTGGATACGAATCACGTGGTATGCGTTAAGTGGGGCAACAAATACATTTCTAAATACGCCAATGTACTCAACAGCATGGTCAAACGACACACCACTGTGCCGTACCAGTTCCATTGCCTGACCGATGACCCCAATGGATTAGATACGGATATCAATGTGATCAAACTGCCCAATGACCCATGGATCAAATCATGGTGGAGCAAGTTGTGGATGTTCGCACCCGAGATGCCGTTGAAAGGTAACATATTGTTCTTCGATCTGGATGTGGTCATCTTTGACAACATAGATCCCTTGTTTACAAATCCAGGCCGGTTCAACATCATAAGGGACTTCAACAGGTGCAGGGTCAAGGATTGGAAACTGTCGAACTCCAGCTGTATGCGTTGGGAGGCCGGCACAATGGACTACCTGTGGAACGAGTTCAAGGACAGGTCATCACAGATCATGCAACAGAATCACGGAGACCAGGACTGGATAACCAAGAGGGCCAAGGATGACATTACGTGGTTCCCGGACGAATGGATAAGATCATACAAGTGGGAGATGATAGGACTCAAGGACACCAAACTGCTGACCAAGGATGGTAAGAAATGGTTCCGTGAGCCTTGCAAGGTAGAACCAGGCAACAAGGTGGCGGTGTTCCACGGTTCACCCAACCCCATGGAGAGTGCAGACGAGTGGGTGATAAAGAATTGGAAATGATGACAACGTACGGCAAGGTGAAAGTGAAGAGGACCAGTCCAAGGATGGACGAGGTTCCCGAGGACTGTGGTTACATGCAACAGTTCGAGTTCAACGTTGACATGAACAGCAACGGCGTCATGGCCGAGTGCATAGAGTGGTGTCAGCTCAACTGTGAAGGCAGATGGGGTTGGTGGTTCGAACCTGCGGGGGAGATAGAGAATCCTGCAAACCACTGGGAGGACCAGAACGCCTACATGAGCTTTGAAATCAAACGAGATGCCACGAGATTCTGGATGGCGGTGGGAATACAAAACAGTGGTAGGAAATAAGCATAATTACTAGTATGAAACCATTTGAAATAACAGACAGTGCAAAAGCACAGATAGAGAGATTACTCGAGAAGAACACAGGCAAGTACGCTGTGAGCCTGGCGGTGCTGGGTGGAGGATGTGCAGGATTCAAGTACGACTGGGGATTCGCTGATACCAAAGAAAATGTTGCTGAAGGCGACCACGTGGAAGACTGGGGTACGGGAAGATTCGTGGTGGACGAGACCTCATTGTTGTATGTCATGGGCACCAAGATCGACTGGGTGGAGGAGACCTTTGGCTCACAGTTCGAGATATCCAATCCCAACAGTTCGAGCTCGTGTGGCTGTGGAGAATCGTTTGGCATATAATGGATACCGCTTTCATAATAGGCAACGGTGAATCAAGAAATATTTTTCCAATAGACAACCTAAAAGGACATGGAACCATATATGGTTGTAACGCAATATATAGGGATCATCCCAAACTTTGTGATCACATAGTGGGTGTCAGTCCTGAAATGTTTGAAGAACTATCACAATGGCACAACGACGGCAAGGAGTCACCCAGCATACACGGTCCAGATGACATCAGCACGTGGAACTACATCTGTGACGGTGACAAAGAAACAGACGTGCCCGATGGACTGAAGATATACAGGATATGGCGGGGTGGCAACACCAAGAAGGGCGGAAAGATCAAGACAAGGGATTTCTCCATGGCCAGAGGCTCTGGTTGCAGTGCGGTATTGATGGCGGCTGAATCTGGAATCAAACATGTGGTGATCTTGTCCTTCGACATAATGGGTGCCCAGCAGTGGGAAATGGACACGCCCAGCAGGATACAGAACAACATATACAAGGACTCCAAAAACTATCCAGGACGCGAAAGCATGAAGGCCTACCTCAAGTACGAATGGATGTACCAACTGAGGCAGACTTTCCGTAAGTTCCCTCAAACAAACTTCCACTTCATCAACCGTAAAGAATACCTTGATGGTAATCCGTTCCTGCGTTGGTACTTCGATCAACCAAATATAAAGTGTGGCATATACGCTGACCTACAGAGATGGATCACGGGTTCTCGTGATGACATACGATGGAAACAGTTATAGGGTCTTGGTACTGCTGGCGTCCAACTGATACACCCGACGCATCTTGACCCCAACCTGTTGAGCGAACTTCTTGGAATCACATTTACTACACACGTGCTTGTAATCGTTTGAGGCACGTTCAGGATCCACCTTGCTCTTGGGCCTCATAAATGTCTCAGAACAGGCGTCGCACTTGAACACATAGATAAGGTTCTTCCTGTGGTAGTTGTGCATGGTGCCTAGTTTGCTCTCCCTCTTGTACAACTTCATCGTCTTTAGGGTTTCTATGAACATATTACTATTTAATAAATACGAATAACACATTATGGCAAGATTAACGATAGACACAGGAACAGCAGGAAATCCTGCAACGGGCGATACCCTACGTACAGCAATGACCAAGGTCAACAGCAATTTCGCTGAGTTGGCAGGTGATTTACAGATGTCGGGCAACACCCTGTTGAGTGCTGACACAAACGGAAACATAATTCTAGATCCAAACGGCACAGGACAGGTGCAGATAGAAGCAGACAGGCTTGTGATCAAGACCACGAAAACCGCCACCGCTGTGGGAAACACGGGTGACGTGGCAGGTTCAATCAGTTGGGACGCAACAAATTTATATGTATGCACTGCGAACTATGATGGTTCAACAGTGATATGGAAAAAGATCACACTAGCGAGTATCTAACATGGCCCAGGAAGTAATCAACATCGGTGCAATAGCAGATGATGGCACGGGTGATACCATCAGGGGTGCGGGCATCAAGATCAACAACAACTTCACGGAGTTGTACGCCACCAGTTCGGCGTCATCACAGATACACTTCATAGGCAACAACATCAGCTCAACACTTTCCAACTCGGACATAGTGTTGGCGGGTAACGGTACGGGCATAGTGAAATTTTCAGACCTCACCATAGATGGCTCAATCAGGATGTCAGACAACGAGATAAGGACCAACACTTCCAACGCAGACCTAGTGCTGACCGCGTCAGGGACGGGCACGATACAGACATCAGTGGCGGACATCAATGGCGGAGCCATAGACGGCACCGTGATTGGTGCTAACACGCCGGCGGCGGCCACTTTCTCCATATTAAGTTACGACAACTCCGCACTGATCATAGACGGAATAACCATCAATGACAACACGATATCAGCCAATGCATCAAACTCCGATCTTGAGTTGAGTGCAAGTGGCACTGGATACGTCAACGTCAATGGTATCTCGTTTGTCAATTCAGGCGGAACTGCAGGTCAGGTTTTACAGACCGACGGCAATGGACAACTCTCTTTCTTCACATCACCTATCCTGTTTGACTCTACCTTGATAGATGACGGCACGGCGACCCTGTCGGGAGATTCGACCACACAGAACATAGATTCATTCAGCACATCAACGTACAGGAGTGCCAAATACCACTTACAGATATCAGATACAACAGCAGACAGGTACAAACTGGTGGAAGCAAACGTCACACACGACGGTTCAAACGCATACATCAGCATCACTGGTGGTGCATCCAATGGTGCAGGTGACGGTTCATCCATATATGACTCCATGGACATTACTGCAGACGTTTCAGGCGGCAACGTAAGGTTGCGAGGAACAGTAAATAACACTAACACACAGGTTGTGAAATTCGTGAGGAGAATAGTTAAAGTATAATGGCAAAGATTACACTAAATGTAGGATCAAACGCAAACGACGGGACAGGCGACACTTTACGTAGCGCCATGCAGAACGTGAACACCATGTTCACCGAACTGTATGAATCTCCGTTGTTCTCTGGCAACATAACCGTGAGTGGCAACAACATTTCAGCCAACCGTAGCAACGATGACCTGGTTCTATCTCCAAGTGGTACAGGTTCAGTTACGGCACCCAAGATTGTCATAGATGACAACATCTCGATCACAGACAACGAGATCACAACAACACAGTCCAACTCGAACCTTGTGCTTTCAGCATCAGGCACGGGCAGTGTGGTTGTAGCAAACGCAGACATCAATGGCGGGGCGATAGATGGAACGGTGATAGGAGCCAATTCGGCCGCGGCTGGAACATTCACAACATTGACCGTGAACAGTTCAATGGCTATTGATGGTGTGACCATTACAGACAATACAATATCAACCAACGCATCAAACTCCAATCTTGAATTGTCAGGCAACGGCACAGGCACAGTCTCCTTGAGTGGATTCAGATTCCCAACCGCAGATGGTACTGCTAACCAATTATTAAAGACCAACGGTAGTGGACAACTGGGTTTCGCCACAGCCGGAACAGAACTGGATCATTCAGATATCGATGACAACACCACAACAGTGTCATCATCG